CCTTCAGGTAACTATTACGTGGGGAGTAAAACACAAGACCCTAAAGACATTGTTGCACCATCAAACGAACTACCGGTAGACCAATTTGGTAATAGAGTAAGAACACCTGTTAGAGGATACTCTGAGTTAGGTAAACTATACGAGGGTAACTTTTCATTTAAATTTGGACTTAACGGAACTAAATTCTTAAGGGTAGGAACTGCCACAAACAGTAGTTACGACGCACCTAGATTACAAGGAGGATTTACATGGACTAGTTTAGACGGTGTAAAATCTGCGGGACGATTTGTATCGCAAGGTGGTGGTCTTGGTTCTGTTGATAGTAACTTTGAATCGAATATACAGTCATCATTTGATGCGGGTGTATCAACACAATACGATTTTAAGAAAGGTTCTATATTAGATGACACACAAAAATTAATTGACTCCGCAGAAGGGTTACAAGGAGATGCAAGGTTACAACACGTTGGTAATGCAATAAATCAAGTGTCAAAAGTTTTTAGTGACGGTACTCGCGAGATTACAAAAGGCTCAAGAGTTTATAAATACGAAGACCAAAGCACTGGTGAAATTAAAGGAATGGAATACTGTAGAGTATTTACTAAAGACATACCTTATTTCTCAAATAGTGAACTACAAAAGGAAGACGGAATGACTAATCAAAACAGAAGATTCCAATTTTCTGTCTTAGATAATACCTATAATCTTAATATCGCACCTTTTAGGGATGACGATTCAAGTAATATACAAGCCGATAAAGTAAAAAAGTATATGTTTTCAATTGAAAACTTGGCTTGGAGAACATCAAGTAAACCTGGATTCACTTATTCTGATTTACCCGTTTGTGAAAGAGGACCTAGCGGAGGTAGAATTATGTGGTTTCCACCATACGATATGAAAGTATCTGAAACCAACTCTACCAATTGGACATCTAACGAGTTTTTAGGAAGACCTGAACCGGTTTATACGTATAACAATACGACCAGACAAGGTAGTTTATCTTGGAAAATAGTGGTTGACCACCCCTCAATATTAAACGCAATTGTTGATAAAGAGTTGGCGGGTCAAAACTCACAAAGAGTTAATGACATTGTTGATTCATTTTTTGCGGGATGTAGAAAATACGACATATATGAATTAGCCCAAAGGTTCCCTCAATTTACCTTAAAAGATATATACGAGATAGTTACAGAAACTACAGACATAAAAACATATGAAAATTTTTCAAAAGATATTGAAAGAATTGACTTAACCGAAAAAGACCCTGTCATTGAAGAATATACTCCTGAAGTACAAACACAAGACTATGAGTATGAATTTTATTTTGACAATGATGTACCCGGACCACGAACTGCATCGTCCACAACTACAACTGAAGAATATGCGAACACACTATCCACATACATAGCCAAAAAAGAAACTTACTATAATACTGCGGACTCTGATAAAAAAATTCAGGTACTACAATTTTTTGAAAGCTTTTTAATAAACGGAGAAGGTACTAATATAACAGAAAAGAAAACACAGGAGTTAGTGGTAAAGATTAAAGCGGCGTTAGATAAAGGAGCCACTATAAATATGAAATTAGTAGGTTCTGCATCTGCACCAAATAGTGTTGCGTATAACGATTCTTTGTCTAAAAGAAGAATAGACGCCGTTAAAAAATATTTATTTTCGTTTTTTGACTTAAGTAAATATGAAGACAGATTTTCAATTACCGAAGACCCACAAGGAGAACAGTCAACCGCCACACCAGGCGGAGGTGAATACGGGTCTTTTAATTGTACAGAAGAGTTATCAGGTAACTCTACGACATATTCGGTTAACGCAATGGCATGTAGGGCTGTGGTGATAAAAACAATTGAAGAAATTCCTTCACCACCTGAACAAAGGGTAACCGAAGTACCGCCGGAGGAAACTATAATAACAGAAACCATAACAGGAAAAACGGAGGTAATAAGACAAAAAGAATCAAAACTAACCCAGCCGAGAAACGAAGTTGCTAAGATAATAGTTAAAAAATTATTAACTGAGTGTGACTACTTTAATATGATGAGGGAGGAAACACCAAGAGTGTACGAAGGTATCAAAGAGAAGATTAAATATTTTCAACCGGTATTTCACTCTATGACACCTGAAGGATTAAACAGTAGACTTACTTTCTTACAACAATGTTTGAGACCTGGTGATACAATCCCCGTAATAGGTGAGGACGGTAAACCAAGAGAGGGGGATGTTAAAAACACTGCGTTTGGTGCGCCTCCGATATGTGTATTAAGAATAGGTGATTTTTATCATTCAAAAATTGCAATTCAACAGATGAGTATTAATTACGAACCATTAACATTTGATTTGAATCCTGAAGGAATTGGTGTACAACCTATGATAGCAGATATTAATATGAGTTTTTACTTTATAGGTGGACAAGGAATAAAAGAGCCGGTATCTAGATTACAAAACGCATTGTCTTTTAACTATTATGGTAACACGGAGGTTTATGACGACCGTTCAATAGTTACCGAAGATAGGTCAGAATTAAATAGAGAGGCTTTAGACGCTATAGAAGATGCGAATGATTTTTCATTAACTGAAAACGGTCAAGTTGAAAGAAGTGAAGAGGCGGGAGATACAATAGGTGAAATAACAAGTACTCAAACAAGCCCTGAACTAACAGGAACAACACTCGATTTAATAGGTGAAATAAACTATAAAGCACCTGTTGTCGACTACGTCAAAAAAACACAAGCATATACACAAAATATTATTACCACTGTTGAAACCGTAAATACATTCCATTCAAGAATAGGTCTTTATTATCTAACACAAAAAAGAAACTACACAGAAGGCTATGTAACAGGGTATTTAGATGGTAATAATGAATATGAAACAAATTTATTTGGTAAACCGATAGAGATACAAAATAGGGTTATTGATTTAAAAAACAAACTATTAGAAGATGTTGATAATGATGAAAATCCATTTTTAAAAACACCTACCACAACAATCTATGAACAAAATTTAAAAAATAGTGATATAAAAAAATTTAAAAAGAATTTAAAAACACTCATTGAAAAAAGAACAAATGAATATGCTCAGATTATGGAAGGTCACGGGAATAGTGCAGTAGGAGTACAAACAGATTTTACTAGAATTAATGATAAACTAAATTTAATTACAACAAGTACTGACGGTTATAAAAACAAAAAAGGTAGGGCATTTATACTTTCATTATCAGCAACTACTGAAGTTGACCCTTCGTCAGATATGATAGACACATACGGGGAGTTAGTTGACGACATCCAAACAGTGGGAGAAGATATGAAAAATTTTTATGAAGAATTATTTCAGGGAGTAGATAATAGTGATGATGATTTTGATTTTGAAGACGAAGACAATAATATAAGTTATGGTCTTTTACCTGAAAAAGATAATTTATACATAGATTTTTTATTCCCACCTTATAACACAGAACCACAAACAAGATTTTGTACGATTAATTTTGGTTTTGTAATCAACAACCCTGAGGAATTAAAAAGACAAATTTTAGGTGAAAAACTAATAGAAAAAGCAGAATGGGTATTTTGGGTCGACACAGTAATTAACGGTATAGGAACACAGACAAATAATTTTTCAGCAGGCTCACTACCAAACAATAACTGGGGGTTACAGAGTATATATAAAAAACTACAAGGAGATTCAAACAGAAGTGTCGAAAGGTTTAAAAATAAACCAATATGTTTAAAATTTAATTTATACCAACCATTTAATTTAGAAAAAACAAGAAACTTCACATACATACAAAAACCACAAGAATCTGCTGACGACAGTAAGGTAAAATACTTTAACGCAACATTTAAATCAGGATTAAACGATGGACCCAAAAACATCTTTAATGAAAAATATACATTTAACTAATGAGATACTATAATAGATACCAAGACTTTCTTTTGAATGGAGAACAAACTGTAGTGCCGTTTGTAAACATCCCATCAAAACCAACAGACAAGAAATTTATTTATAGAGTTAGTAGAAGTAGATTGGATAAAGTAAGTCAACAATTTTATGAAACACCATACTTTGGTTGGTTAATTTTAGCGGCAAACCCTAAGTTCGGGGGATTAGAAAATAACATCGATGACGGTGCAGTTTTAGTAATACCCTTTCCTTTAGTGAATTCTTTACAAGATTATAAAAAGGCATTAGATACACACTTCTTCTATTATGGCAGGTAATGAATTCTTTAACAATCAAAATGTATATGTAGAAACCGATTATGACAACATTATTGTGGTAGACCCCAATAAAGTTGTTGATAGTGGGGGTAAAGTCTCTGAAAGGTTAGTCAATCACGAGGAACTCGTTATGTATGCCAGCTTAGAGGCTAAAATAATACCGAGAAGTAAATTAGTTGTTGGTGATAATTTTGAAACTGCGGTAGAAAATATTCGAGTAGGAGCCATTGATGACAACAAAGAAACGGTAATTAATTTTATGAAACCACAATCTCAGGACACGGGAGAAGGTCAAACACAAGATTCTTACTTAGATACCTCATGGACTGACAATTTAACACTCGGTAGAACACGTAATGGGGATGTTGACTCACAACTTTTAGGAATAACCAATATATCGATTAAGATAAATACTTCATACGCTGCGTTGGTAACTATTGAAATGGAAGACGTACAGGGAAGGGTTTTATTTGAGCAGGGTGAAAATTCTCCATACAGTGCGTTTTTTCATTTACCATACCCATTATTCACCTTAACTGTTAAGGGATATTATGGTAAGGCGTTAAGGTATGAATTAATGTTAAAAGATTTTAACGCAAGATTCGACCCATCTTCAGGTAATTATAAAATTACTACTAACTTTATTTCTCGTACTTACGCACTTCTTTCAGATATATCAGTAGACTCTCTATTCGCATTACCTCATATGTACGAACGAACCGCAACGTTAGGTCCCGAAAAGACCACAACCAGTAATGAATCGGGTTTACAAGAAGTCAGGAGGATTAAATCTACCAGAGGTTATGATATGATAAAGAATGTTTATAGTTCATATAAGGCCAAAGGTTTGATAGATGAAAATTTCCCTGAACTAACGTTAAGTCAAATGTTAATGAAGTTGGAAAACTTTGAACGGTATGTAATGGAGGCGTATGGACAAGAAGATTTTGCAATCTTAAACGATATTGATTTGTATCGAAAAACATTAAAAGAATATGAAAGTAAGATATACGGGCAAATAACGGATAATTGGGAAACAAAAAATATCGATAAAAACCTACCATTCATATTAAACATCCCAAACTCAGCGGTAGTATATCCGTTAAAAAAAGAATTAACAAATCAGGAAGAGACTGCGCTACAAAACATAAGTGACTCTATATCTTCACTTGACACCATTATCAAGGAATATAACACAAAACTAAATGATAATACCACGTTTGGTAGTGACGGACAAGCAAAAATACACGGAAAAAAATTAGAAACTACGCTCACCTCAACAATATCAATCAATAATTTTTTAACACAAATAACCAATCCCGATGATATCGATTATGAATCTACGTTTGAAGTAAGAAATGGTAGAGCGGGTACAGAACAGGAAGTCGAGGCACTAAAGGTTGAGATAGAGACAGAACTGACAATTAATGGATACCAAGTTAACGCTGAGACGTTAGAAATGGAGGACAGTCAGCTTAGGAGGACCTTCTTCATCTTTGGGGATGTATACGGTAAAACAAAATACAATATAACTAGTTTTTTGGGTAAGTTACAGAGGTTAAATGATGACTTTGAGACTAAGAGGAGTATGGTAGAAGAAAAGATGTCTGAGGCGTTGGCGGAAAAAATAAAAAGTCCTAACGTGGGTCTTGGATTTTACCCTACAATAAAAAACATAATCGCTGTTATATCGGCAAGTGCAGACGCGTTCCTAAGATTAATGGACCAAGTACATGACGAATCTTGGGAACAAAGAAAAAACCCGATAAGAAGAAATGCCGTTTTATCTCCTGAAAAATCACAAGGAGTTGAAACAAATAGTGGTAATGCCCCGACAACTAATAACCCACAACAAGAAACCGCCATTGTATATCCTTGGCCTCAGTATTTTGTTAACTCAGTAGATGAAGACGGAAATGAAGAACTAAAAGACACATACCCTGGTGACTATACTGTCGCGTCACAATTAAGAGCGTTCTCTTCTACGGTATGGCCTGAGGTTAGGTTTGTTGAAGAATTTATGAAAGGGGCTACTCAGAAAGAGTCAGGAAATATAGACTTCGATTTAACTAATACGTTAAAGGATAATCCATTTATGGGTATAAATGCGATAGAGTTCCCAAACCAAAATCAACCGTATACAGACTTAAACATAGTTCCATTTATATATGAAATATTTGAAAGAACTTTATTAAGTAGTAATTATACTAACCTTTATAAATCAAGTGGTTATAGGGATGAGGTTTACAGTGTTGTTAGTGACTTTGAGTATAATAACCTTAAAGAATCAGTTGTTAACTCAACGGAGTTAATCGAGCTATTAAAAAACTTCGCATTTAGTTACGAAAATATGTTGAGATATATGAAGTCTATTTCCAACAACGGACAAGGTACAAATTGGAATTTACACTCAAGGGGAGAGTTTACGACGCCATATATAAAATCATATTTAGAAAATGATTATGGAATATATGATTTAAGTTACTTAGAAGGAGATAGTACCACAGTTGAGTCAAATGTTGAAAATATAGATAAATTAGAAAAATACCTTAAAGCTAGCTACTCAGACGAAATGTCATTTAGTGATGGTTACCCATTTAATAATTTATTATGGATACAGAATAATTTATCAGAGGGGTCACAAATAAGTTCAGTTGAATTAAGTAACGACACGTCTAAAATGTTTTCAATAAACTCAACCAAAAAGAGTATAGCGTCTTTTAAGTACGGTTTTGATGTTTTAGCGGATTTAGGTTCACAATCATCAGGTCAGTCAAGTATAGGTAAAACATATGACAAAAAACCATTCACGTATTTTGAATGGATATTAAACTATAGTAATTCACCAACACAAGAGACTAGTGACCTTGACTCATCAATTAATTCTAACGGAAACACAAACTACCTAACAAACGCTCAAGTCATAAATTACTACAATCTTAGGATGCAAAAAGATTTAGTATTAACAGAGTCCTTTATTGATTATGGGACAAAATATGACACAACTGAGAATTACATTAGTAGAAACCAAACTACTTCACTACTTAATACACCATATTTCATCAACTCAATTATGAAAGGAGTTGAAAACGAAAAAAATGAAATTGAAAATCCATATACCGCTTTAGGTTATTTGTACTTAAATTCTTTACCTTTATCCACACTAAAAGAAAAGTTTAAAACAAACTCAAATACAATAACCACAGAGTTAAATTATATTTTTGCAACATTAAACAAGTATTCGGCTATTCATAAACTACCATACCCTTTCATATTAAAGTATGGTTCGATATGGCATAGATATAAAAAATATCAAAATGATAATATAGATATTTTAGATGATGTATGGAAAGATTTCGATTATGTAAACGCATATGACCCCATTTCAAACAACACGTCTAAGTCATATAGTTTTAATGATTATAATGGTGATAATACCACAATAAAACAATATGAGCAATTTACCGATATAATACAACTGAATCAGGGTGACCCCGCATTTTTAGGGGGAGATTTGAACGTCACGATAAACCTTGAGTCGACAAGAGTCCAAAACGGATTCTTCCCTAAAGTGATGAATGACGTTTATTATTTCTTCACCAAAAAAGACGTATTTAGTACGTATTCATCGTCAGAACTACAAAGCGCTCAAACCGAAAAAGGATTACAAATAGGTACGACATCAAAAACAAAAATAAAACTTTCTAAAGACCCTGAGACCGATTATCAGATGAATACATGGTCACAGTACTTTAATGTTTTAGGTAATTATGATTTTAGAGAGAATAAAGAAAATAAGGTACTAATAATACCTTCTTTTGGTGAAGCTAAATTTAATCAAACAAGATTTGAATGTTTTGATGCGGTTGGTAACCACAAACAAAATGTAACAACAAACCCATCGATTTATAATGGAGGGGTAAGGTCATTATGGTCATCTTCAAACTACGGATACTACTCAAATGAAATGATTGATAAACCAAAACCTAATCAATATATAAAACATATTAACCCTGAAAATAAAAATACACAGGCGTTTAATTTAGGTAATGATACTTCTTTAACTTATTCATCGATAGATGATATTTTCGGTGTCTTTACTAAAGACATGTTGGATTTATTTGAACAACACTTTTTAAATTTTTGTCAACCACCGAATAAAACACAATTCTTAGTTAACAGAGGAAACACAACATTTGAAGAGTTTATAAATAGTGAAGAGGTGAGGGGTCAATATGAAAATGGAGAAGTCCCTTCAACTGAACTGAGTAGATGGAAATCGGTTTATGAAAATCAGGAAAGTTTATACAATGGACCTAATTTATATAAATATGATTTAAATATTCATGAAGTTTTAAAATCTTTATTAATGGTTAATGCTCCTAGTGAACAGTTAAATTTTGACAATGTATTGAAAAGTTTAACTAACTCACAAAGCACACAATTCATAAACTATAATTTGGACGTACTCACAAATAAAGATATCATACTTAAAATTGGAAACCCATCGAAATATAATAATAAAGTTTATGGTTCATTAACAACATTATCGTCACAAAAAATTGAAGACCCTTATAATTTTGGAAACTATGTACAGAACTCATTACCTACCGAAGGTGGAGGTGTAAGTTTAGGGTCAAGTAAGGCGTCTTATCCGAGTGCGTGGAAGGCAATGTATGAATATGTTGGAGATTTCTCCGAGGGAGGATTTAAGTATGGAGATAACGGCTCATATCTAACCGACTTTTTTGTTGATATGGAATTTGAATTTACTGAAAGTAATGTTCAACTATTATCTCCTATCATAAAAATTTATGCATCTAAAAAGTCGAAAGACCAAACGATGAATAAAGATAATTTTATAAACGAAATTAACGAGTACCTTGGGGAACAAGAAAACTTCCAAAAGGATATACTAAATCAGATATTTATAAAATTGAATAGAGATTTACCATCGGTATCTATTACTGAAGAATCATTAGGACTGTCTAAGATAGACGGAAATATACCAAAACTTGAACTATGGAAAACGTTTCAAGCACTTAATGATAAATGGGTGGCAGGTCAAGACTTTAAAAACAGAACTATTTTTGAAGACTTCTTATTTTTAGATAGAGCGAACAGACCGGTGGGGGATAAGGTAGTTGTAAATATTTCCGAATTAGAAGGTTTTATAACAGGTAGAAGTGACAAAATGTCAGTTTATGGGTTATTAGGTCTGATATACCAAAAAAATAATTTTACATTTATACCAACACCCGCGTATACTAATTTCTACGGTAGAAATGATAGGACTAAGAAAAATGAACCATTACCACAAGACATACCGAATGACCTATTCGGTACGTTTATGGAAGTCGATACTAGAGATAGTAGACCGAGAATGATTGGAATTTATGTTGGTGAACCATCCTCTAATTTAGGTACAGGGCAGAATAATACTTTTAGAAAAGGTGACGACGCGTTTGATATAACAAACCCATCGGATTGCCCATTAAGAGAAAATCAAACAAACAAAACTAACTATTCTGATAGTAATAGATGTGTAGGATTTCAGGTAGATTTCGGAAAAAGAAATCAGGGAGTATTTAACTCAGTCTCTATAGACATGAATCAACACAAAAATATTGGACCGACATTCCAAGTATTGGAGGACATAGGTTCTCAAGCTTCGGGTCAACAAGTGGCTCAACAATCTCAATCTCTTTATAATTTTTATAAAACTAGAAGTTATACATGTCAAGTACAGTCTATGGGTAACGCTATGATACAACCCACGATGTACTTTAACCTAACAAACGTACCCTTATTTTATGGACCGTATTTAATTATGAATGTAACACATAATATAACTAATAGAGGTTTTACCACTAATTTTGACGGGGTAAGAATACCGAAATTTGCACTATCACCACCTGATAAGTTAGTTGCTAGTGTTAATAGACAGCTATTAAAACAATGGGAGGAGAAAGTCAGACAAATTGAAACAAACGCTAAAACAGGTGGGACGGAAAATGATTTAGCATTAACTAAGATGAAAAACATCTCCCAAGGACCAGAAGAAAAGGGACAAGAGATTACCAAATATCCTCAAAAACCATTTACCGAAATGGTAAAAACACCAATACAAGCGCAAGAAGTTATTGATTATGTTAACAGTAAAGATTTTACAAGTGATAAGATAAAAACATTAATATACGGAATATCGACACAAAATCAGTCAATCAGAGAAAATTGCTATAATAACAATATTATGGATGTAAGAACTGATATATTAGTAACTAATAGAGACCAATTCTTCGATTCTCAGGTTTGTGTACAATATGGGGGGATTTTAACAACAATAGCATCATTTGATAATATCGAAAAATCATTAGATTTTATGAGAGCAACACTTAACCCAATCGGACCCATGGCCGATGCAATATACGATGTACTACAACAAGGGGCAGTTATAGATGAATTACCTAAAACTTTAACAACTGTTTATATGAGTAATATTTACTCTAATCCGACAATTAACGGAAGTGCATCTGATATTATAAAAGAGGTTAATTATCAAAAACAAACCAACGAAAAATTCAAAACTAATTATGAACAGTGGTTAGATATATTTAAATCTGTGATACAGAGAGGTGAAAGTTGAATATTCCTAACAATAAACATATTTATATAAAAAGATTACAAATGAACATTAAAAATTTATTAGACGACTACCTACAAAAAGATAGTAGAATTACTGAAAGAGATAATGGTGATGGTTATAAAGAAGTTTGTGATTTAGATACTGGAGATTGTTATACCGTCAGAATGAGAGATGGTTTAATTGAAAGAGTTGATAACACTATGAAGGTTAATAGAACTATGAAAGTTGAGACACGACATGGCGTAAAAACATTATTAAATGGTTAAAAATTAGAAAAATGTCTATAGATAAAAAAATTATAAATGAAATTGAAAGATATAATAAGATAACTAATTATATCATTGAGCAGGAAGATACTGAATTACCCCCACTACCTGATGAAGGTGGTGATGAAAATTTGGAAATGGGTGTAGATACCGAAACAAATGTTGAGGAAGTTCCTGAACCTGTAGACGTTGATAGTGACCCAGATGTTGAAGTTGTTGGAGATGAAAGTGTCGATATTACTGATGAAGGTGGTGTTGAGGAGTTAGACATTACAGATTTAGTAACAACTCAGAAAGATATTTCTGACAAACAGGATGAGTATATGGAGAATATGTTTAGTAAGTTAGATGATTTAACTTCTAAATTAGGTGAGATGGACACTATCTTAAATAAGATTAACGACTTAGAACAAAAAGTTGAAAAATACAGACAAAAATCACCTGAAGAAAAATTACAGTTGAGAAGTCTTGATAGTTATCCATACAATCAAAAACTAACAGACTTCTTTATGGACAAACAAGATGAGTTAGAACAAACAGGTAAAAACGAATACGTTTTAACCTCTGACGATGTTGAAAGTTATTCTGATGGTGATATCAAAAAGTCTTTTGATAAACCATTTGAAGATGAAGATAGATTATAAAATACTATTAATATTAATTACTTTTTTATTTTCGGGATGTTATAATACAATCCCAACAAAAGTATACAAAAATCCTAGTAAATTTGGATTTGACGCAATGATTCCCACATATTGGGACGGACAATACCCTATAAAGTATTGGGAGAGTACAATTAAAGTCGGTGAAAAATGGACAGATTGGAACGGTATCACATGGGTGATTGAAAAACACCCAACGGAAGAAGGGGTTCTAATAGTTCGTACTGACATATCAGAATAAAAAAAGGACCATATTGATGGTCCTTTTTTATGTGTATCATTTGACTTAGTGTTTTTCGTTGTTATATTTTACATTGAGTAATAGATAAAAATTTAACGAATAAAAGAAAAAAATTATGGCAAATGCACTCGACGCAGTACTGGCACAGTACGAAAAAAACACAGAGTCTCGCGGTGGTGGAGACGGAATGACGCAACAAGAACGTCTTAAAAAATACTACACTACGTATCTACCTAAAGGAACCAAATCAGGGCAATCACGAATTAGAATACTCCCCACTCCTGACGGTTCATCACCATTTAAGGAGGTATGGTTTCACGAAGTACAAGTTGATGGACGATGGGTTAAACTATACGACCCAGGAAAAAATGATGGAGAACGTTCACCACTAACTGAAGTATATGAAGAACTCATGTCTACGGGTAAAGAGGCGGATAAGAAGTTGGCAATGCAATACCGACCTCGTAAGTTTTACATTGTGAAGGTTATTGACCGAGATAATGAAGAAGACGGGGTAAAGTTTTGGAGATTTAAAGACAACTATAAGCAGGAGGGTATTCTCGATAAAATCATTCCTATTTGGAGGGCAAAAGGAGACGTTACGGATGGTAACGAAGGTCGTGACCTCATTGTCGAACTATCTAAATCTAAGACTAATTCAGGAATTGAATACACCGTTGTTCAGACAATCATGTATGATGACCCATGTCCTTTAAGTGGAGATGCGGACCAAATGAAAGAATGGATAGAAGATGGTATGACATGGTCTGACGTTTACGCACAAAGACCTATTGAGTATCTTGAGGCGGTTGCACGTGGTGAGACACCTGTATGGGATTCTGAACTTAAGAAGTTTGTCTATGGTGACGACACTACCGAAACAATTGGTGGTACTACAACTACTAAGACAGAAACTACTGAAGAATTAAAAGACCCACAAACCAAAATGAAGGTTGACGAAGACCTTCCTTTCTAACAAAAACAAAACAATAGATGGGGGGGTGTAACAACTCTCCCATCTTTATCATTATGAAATTTTTGTAATGAAAAAAACAAAATACAATGGCAATTAAGAAAAAATCATTTAAAGACATAAAGAAGCAGTTTTCTTCTTCGGCAAAATTCAAACCTCAAAGATTCTATGACTTGGGCACTGATTTTTTGGATGCCGTAGGAGTACCTGGACCTGCTATGGGACATCTTAATATGTTCTTGGGTCATTCAGACACAGGTAAAACAACTGCTTTGGTTAAAGCGGCGGTTGACGCACAAAAGAGAGGTATTCTTCCAGTATTTATCATTACGGAACAAAAATGGTCGTTTGACCACGCAAAACTTATGGGTTTTGAATGTGAAGAATTAGTGGATGAAGAAACTGGAGAGTTGGATTGGGATGGATTTTTTATCTTCAATAACAACTTTGAATACATCGAGCAAATTACAGACTATATCAATTCTTTGTTAGATGCGCAAGAAAAGGGAGACTTGGATTATGACCTTCTTTTCCTTTGGGACTCGGTAGGTTCTGTACCTTGTAAGATGACTTATGACGGTAAAGGAGGTAAACAACACAACGCTGCGGTACTCGCAGACAAAATAGGAATGGGTATTAACCAAAGAATATCAGGTTCACGTAGGTCAGACTCTAAACACGAAAACACTTTGGTTATTGTTAATCAACCATGGGTAGAACTCCCCGACAATCCTTTTGGACAACCTAAAATCAAGGCGAAGGGTGGTGAAGCGATTTGGTTGAACTCATCAATGGTATTCTTGTTTGGTAATCAAAAGAATGCAGGAACTACGAAGATTACTGCAGTAAAAGACAAAAGAAAAGTAAAATTCGCTAGCAGAACAAAAGTCTCTGTAATGAAAAACCACATTAACGGACTAGGATATGAAGATGGTAGAATACTTGTAACTGCTCATGGATTCTTAGCGGGTAAAGACTCAACGGAAGAGAAGAAGTCTATTGAAAAGTACAAGTCAGAACATTCTGAGTATTGGAAAGATATTATTGGAATAGGTAGTGATTTTAAGTTGGAAGAAGATAGTCTAATCGCGTAATTTAAAACAAGTGACAAAAACCTTATTAGTGGACGGTAACAATCTATTTAAGATTGGATATCACGGTGTTCGGGAATATTACCATAAGGGTAATCACATAGGTGGAATCTACCACTTTGTGAATACAATTAGACGATTTATATCCGAATACAACTACGATAAGGTTATTGTTTTTTGGGACGGCAATGACAACTCTAATCAAAGGAAAAAGATTTTTCCTGAATACAAAGAGAATCGTCGTTATAACAGACTAAACGATATCCAAAAACAATCTTTTAATTGGCAACAAAAGAGAGTGAAAGAGTACTTGGAAGAGATGTTTATTCGTCAGGTTGTTGTTGATGGTAATGAATCGGACGATATGATAGCATACTACTGTCAAATATCTGAAGATGAAAACAAAACAATATTCTCGGCGGATAAAGACTTAACACAACTAATTTCCGAAAGAGTACAAGTCTACTCACCAACTCAAAAACAAATGATTAAGTTTGGTGATAAGGTAAAACTTAAAGATATTTCTATACCTCATCAGAATGTTACAACATTTAAAATAATATCAGGTGATAAGTCTGATAATATTGACGGGATATATTATTTTGGTGAAAAAACATTTGTAAAACTTTTTCCTGAGATAGTTGATTCTGTCGTTAGTGTTGACGATATTTTACAGAAGGGTGAACAACTACACGAAAATGACAAAGATAACAGAGCATTACAAAATTTACTTTCAGGTAAAACAAAAAGGGGGGTATATGGTGAAGAATTCTATGTTATTAATAGAAGTTTAGTGGATTTATCCTTACCTTTGTTAACTGACGAAGCAAGGGAACTCGTTGAACTTTATTATAAAGAAGATATTGACCCTGAAGGTCGGGGATATCAAAATCTTATGAGAATGATGATGGATGACGGGATTTTTAAGTACTTACCTAAAACAGACAACGCATGGGTGTATTTCTTGACACCTTTTATGAAACTTACAAGAAAAGAAAAAAGAAGATTTAGAAAAACTAATTAAAAAAAACAAAAAATGAGTAAAGAAAAGAATGACATTACTAAGATGGAGTTTCTACTCACATTGAATGACAATATCATTGTACAGAGGTATTACAATGTTAAAGGATTTAACGTAGACGCTAAAAATAGTATGGAATTAGCTGACGCAGTTAATGACGTATATATGAAAATTCATGGCGATTTGAAATCTAAAACAATTTGGTACATGCTGGAGAACCAGTATCAGATTATGTCTGACCCAAAAATTTTAGACACCTCTATGACTGATGATGACGAGGTATTTAACATCTATGTTAAATATAATGACGAAGTTATCATGCATCGAGGTTGGGACGGCAAGAGATACCCACCGAAGATTAGGTACACGGTTGACGTAAGACCTCATTTAAAGTCCATTCTGAAGTCCTTGACTGAAGTTTTTTCTTCTGACAAATTGACACAGAATTATATGGAATATACCCTTTCTTGAATATATTTATTAAGACACATTATTAGTAATCACAATCAACATGTCGAAAGAAAAAAATTTCGGATATCTCGGAAACACATTTCAAATTCAGTTATTAAATAACATCGTTCTTTATAAGGACTTTGCTACTTCTATTGTTGACGTGATTGAACCTAAATATTTTGATAATCAGTATTTTAAGTTGATTATGCAGGTCCTAAAGGAGTATTACCAAAAGTATGAACATACACCTTCATACAATACCCTTGAACAACTTATTAAGTCAGAAGTCTCATCTCCTATGGCTCAGAAGATGGTTCTTGATATGTTAGAGCAAGTTAAAGAAGCCCCTGCTGAAGGAGAAACCTTCGTTCAGGAAAAAGGTCTTAAATTTTGCAAACAACAAGAACTTCAGAAGGTTATGTCTAGGGCTCAAAAAATCATCGATAAAGGTGATTTTGAGTCTTATGACCACTTGGAGGAAATGGTGAGGGAAGCCTTACAAGTTGGGGAAGTAGATACAGGTACTTCTGAGGTTTTTACTAACCTTGAAGAGGTACTTGAAGAAGACTTTAGGCACCCAATCCCTATGGGGATACCGGGTATCGACAACCTACTTAAAGGTGGAATGGCAAAAGGGGAAATAGGAGTTATATTAGCACCAACGGGTGTTGGTAAATCTACCTTCCTCACAAAGATTTCAAACCACGCATTCAACTTAGGATATAACGTTCTTCAAATTTTCTTTGAAGACAATCCTAAAATTATTCAAAGGAAACATTTTACTCTATGGACTGAAATAGCACCCGATTTACTGTCAATGCATAAAGACAAAGTAATAAATAAAGTTCAGGAAATCAGAGAAAATGCACCTAACAAATTAGTTCTTAAAAAACTACCATCAGATACTCTTACAATGAATCAGATTAAAAATCAGATTCGTAAGATGACTGCTGAGGGAACAAAAATAGATTTAGTCGTTTTAGATTATATCGATTGTGTTGTTCCTGATAAGAACTTAGGGGATGAATGGAAAAGTGAAGGTTCGGTTATGAGGGGTTTCGAGTCCATGTGTCACGAATTGAACTTAGTTGGTTGGACGGCAACTCAAGGTAATAGAAGTTCTATTTCCTCTGAAGTTGTTACCACGGACCAAATGGGAGGTTCAATTAAAAAAGCACAGGTAGGTCACGTTATTATCTCAGTCGCTAAATCATTACAACAAAAAGAAATGAACTTAGCTACTATTGCGATTACTAAATCACGTATCGGTAAAGATGGAATTGTGTTTGAAAACTGTAAGTTTGATAACGAGATGATAGTAATTGATACTGAACAAAGTGTTACGTTCCTTGGTCTTGAAGAACAAAAGGAGGAAAAAAACAAAGAAAGAATCCGTGAACTTCTTGAAAAAAGGAAACAAAAAGAAAATAAATCTTAATTAATTGTCTTAAAAGATGGAGAATCTAATGAATAAAATAGAGACAGATATGCGCTATGTAATAAAAAGAAGTGGCGATAAAGTCGTTTTTAAAACTGAAAAAATTGAAGTTGCGGTTTTAAAAGCAATGAAGAGTACTAATCAGGTCGATGAGGTAATGGCGGAGAAAATCGCTCGTATTACTGCGAAGGCGTTGTTTAGAAACGATAAAGAAAGAATACCACATGTTGACGATATTCATGATATGGTTGAGAACAAACTAATGGATAACGGACTTAACGAAGTGGCAAAAGAGTATATTGTATATAGGGCTAAGAATAGACCTGATATATTTTCGAAAAGAGTTAATTTAAAACCTTATGATTATCCTGAGTTAAATGAGTTTGTCGATGCAATTAGACATTCATACTGGGTACATACAGAGTTTAATTTTACTTCAGATATACAGGATTTTAAAGTGCACTTAGATGAAAAAGAAAAATCTGCACTTGAAAGAGCGATGTTGGCAATTTCTCAGATTGAGATTGCCGTTAAAACATTTTGGGGGGACATATATAAAAGGATGCCAAAACCAGAAATCGGTAACGTAGGAGCTACATTCGCGGAGTCAGAAGTAAGACATGCTGATGCTTATTCACACCTAATACAGTTGTTAGGTTTAAACAAAGAATTTGAAAGTCTAATGCAGGTACCCGCGATTAGAAGAAGAATTAAATATTTAGAAAAATCCATTTCAAACTCAAAAAGTGTTGAGAACAAGGAATACTTTGAGTCCGTAATACTATTCTCGATGTTTATTGAGAACGTATCACTATTCTCACAGTTCTTAGTTATTATGTCATTTAACAAACACAAGAATATGTTAAAGGGTATTAGTAACGCTGTTGAGGCGACATCTAAGGAAGAGAATATTCACGCTAGTTTTGGATTTGACTTAGTAAACTTAATTAAGAAGGAAAATCCACATTGGTGGACAGAAGAGTTAGTTGAAGATTTAATTGATGCGACATTGGAAGCGTGTGACGCAGAAATCGAGATTGTCAATTGGATTTTTGAGAAAGGAGACTTAGACTTCCTAACTAAAAAACAAACTATGGAGTTTATAAAACACAGATTTAACGTATCATTAAACTCAATCGGTATTGATAGTATATTCACCGTAAATGAAACATTACTTGAGACTACTGAATGGTTTGATGATGAAATTTTAACAACAAAACATACAGATTTCTTCAATAAAAGAAGTATTAATTATAGTAAGAAATCAAAATCGATTACGTCAAACGACTTATTTTAATTTAATTATGATATAAAAAATGAAAAATAGAAAACTTTTTGATTGGATTAATGAAGAATCCATAACCTTTTTACGTAGAGGGTATTTAAGTGAGGGAGAGGAACCTTTAGAAAGAATTAGAACAATTGCAGACCATGCAGAGAAAATATTAGGAATCGAAGGATTTGCTGATAAATTTTATGAATATATGGGTAAGGGATGGTATTCGTTATCATCACCTGTTTGGGCTAATTTTGGAAAAAAGAGGGGACTACCCGTTAGTTGTTTTGGGTCTAACATTGGTGACAATATTGAATCCATTTTGTTTACACAGGCGGAAGTTGGTGAAATGAGTAAAATGGGTGGAGGAACTTCAGGTTACTTTGGAAATATTCGTGAAAGAGGTGCATATATTACCGATAACGGGCAAGCGCCTGGAGCGGTTCACTTTATGAATTTATTCGAAAGTGTCGTTGATAACATCTCACAAGGAGCTACTCGAAGAGGTCGTTTTTCACCTTACTTACCTGTAGAGCACCCTGATATTATGGAGTTCCTTGAAATCGGTACTGAAGGGTTCCCTATTCAAGATTTAACACATGCAGTAACTGTTAGTGATGACTTCATGAAAGAAATGATTGGGGGTGACGAAGAGAAGAGAGCAATTTGGGCTAAAGTAATTCAGAGACGAGGTGAAATTGGTTATCCATATATCATGTTTAGTGATACTATGAATAACAACTCTCCCGATGTATATAGAGATAAAGGGGCTAAAATTTATAATTCTAACCTTTGTTCTGAAATTGCACTTCACAATTCAGAAGAAGAATCTTTTGTTTGTGTATTGTCATCTATGAACGCTCTACATTATGACGAATGGAAAGACACAGATGCGGTTGAAACTATGACTTACTTTCTTGACGCGGTTGTTACTGAGTTTTTAACTAAAATTGAAGACCTAAAATCTGACGGTTCTATTGAAGGTAATAGGGCATTCTTCTACTTGGAGAAGGCATACAACTTCGCTAAAAGACAAAGAGCGTTAGGATTAGGTGTTTTAGGGTGGCATTCACTACTCCAATCGAAAGGGTTGGGGTTTGACACTAAAGAAAGTGCAAGATTGAATGTAGAGGTATTTAAAAACATCAAAGAAAAATCATACAACGCATCTTCTGAGCTAGCTGAAAAATTTGGAGAACCTGAATATCTTAAGGGTTATGGGCGCAGAAACGTTACACTTAACGCGATTGCTCCGACAACATCATCCGCGTTTATTTTAGGTCAAGTGTCACAGTCAATCGAACCTATATGGTCTAACTGTTATGTAAAAGACGTTGCTAAAATGAAAGTCACGATTAAGAACCCAATACTTAAAACCCTGTTACTTGAAATAGGGAAAGACACTAAAGAAGTGTGGGATACGATTAAAAAGAAAGACGGTTCAGTACAACACTTAGATTTTTTAAGTGACGAGCAAAAAGATGTTTTTAGAACTTTTTCAGAAATCAATCAAGCGTCAATAATTAATCAGGCTGCGGTCAGACAACAATACATTGACCAATCGCAGTCATTAAACTTAATGGTATCTCCTGATATGCCGACAAGAGATGTTAATAAGTTATTGATTGATTCATGGAAGTTAGGAGTTAAAACACTATACTACCAACACTCAATGAACTCGGCTCAGGCATTTGCAAGAAAGAAGTTGAATTTAAATGACCTACAATGTGTCGCATGTGAAGGATAAAAAAAGACCCGTGTTTAACACGGGTTTTTTTATAAAAATACTCTAAGTTATATTTATTGTTATGGCGATAAAGAAAACTTATGGTGTAAATTTTCCTTTTAGAGAAAGTACTGACGGTACTTACTTAGACTTAACAGAAAATGTACCTGAAGAAGTAAGGGCAGATTTACTTCATTTAATATTAACAAGAAAGGGTAGTAGATATTATTTACCTGATTTTGGAACTAGAATATATGAGTTTATTTTTGAACCTATGGATGGACCTACATTTGACGCAATAAAGTCAGATATACAAATAGCGTGTGATAAATACATACCTAACCTACAGATAAATGATATCACAATTGAACCATATAGTGAGGATGATAAGAGTCCTATAGGTGATTTAAACGTCGAGGACCAGAGCTCAACATATGAAATGTTTGATATATTTAGAACAGCGGGTGAGGGGGTTGAAGAGTACACCGCCAAAGTTAAAATAGACTATTCAATCAAAGATAGTACATTTGATACGAGAGATTTCATTATTATTAATATTTAAGGTAAATGGCTAATCGTAAAATATCATACACAGATAGAGATTTTGAAGGACTAAGGCAAGACCTTATTAATTTTACACGTCAATATTATCCTGAATTAATTGATAATTTTAATGATGCGTCAGTTTATTCTGTATTTTTAGATTTAAACGCTGCAATTGGAGATAATTTACATTATCACATTGACAGAAGTGTTCAAGAAACTGTTCTACAGTATGCTCAACAAAAATCATCTATATATAATATAGCAAGAACATACGGACTAAAGATACCTGGAAACCGACCGTCAATTGCGTTGGTTGACGTTTCTATAACCGTACCTGCTTTTGGGGACCAAGAAGATAGTAGATATTTAGGAATTATAAGGTCGGGCTCTCAGTTCATAGGTGCTGGTCAGATATTCGAAAATCAAGACGATATTGATTTTAGTACTCAGTATAATAGTAAAGGGTTTCCAAACAGAACTAAAATACCGAACTTTGATTCTAATAATAGAATAGTAAATTATACCATCACAAAAAGAGAAGTGGTTGTTAATGGAACTACAAAGGTTTTCAAAAAAGTAATTAATAGTAACGATGTAAAACCATTTTACGATTTCTTTTTACCTGAAAAAAATGTAATAAGTATAACATCTTTAATTCAAAAAGATGGGACATCCTATTCTAGTCCGCCGACATATGATGAGTTTATCACTTCACCCGATAAATGGTATGAGGTCGATGCGTTAGCAGAAAATACGGTATTTGTTGAAGACCCAAGTAAGGCGTCAGACAATCCAGGTATAAAAGTCGGAAAATATATAGAGACTGAAAACAGATTTATATCCGAATACACACCTGAAGGATATTGTAGAGTCCAATTTGGTAGTGCTACCGTAACCGCTGACGACCAACTTGCCGAGTTTGCAAGAACGGGGATACCATTAAGGTTACAGGATTATCAAAACAACATTGCACTTGGTAAAACAGTTAAAGCGAATACGACATTATTTGTTAAATATAGAATCGGAGGTGGTGCGACATCAAATATAGGGGTTAATACGATTAATCAAATCGGTAATGTAAATTTTGCGGTAAACGGACCATCACAGAACATTAATCAGAATGTAATTCAAAGTTTAAGATGTAATAATGTAACCGCCGCTATCGGAGGAGGTGACTTACCTACAACAGAAGAGGTTAGAAATATGGTAACTTATAACTTTTCAGCACAAAAAAGAGCGGTTACTATAAACGACTATAATTCTTTAATAAGAACGATGCCAAGTAGATTTGGTGCACCTGCAAAGGCTGCGATTGTTGAGGAAGATAATAAGATAAAAATTGAAGTATTATCATACGACTCAAACAGAAAGTTAACTAGTAATGTGTCTAAAACATTAAAAGATAATATTGCTAACTACCTTTCTAATTATCGTATGATAAATGATTACATATCTATACGGAGTGCTGATGTTATTGATTTAGAGTTTGAGTTCAGTGTTGCTATGACATCCACAGAAAACCAAGGACAGGTTGTAACTAGTATAGTTAATAGTGTCGAATCTTACTTATCTCCGATGACTAATTTATTAGGTAAAAATGTTAACATATCTGACATTAGAAGAATTATACAAGATATACCAGGAGTTAGTACATTGGCGGATTTAAAAGTGTTTAATAAAACAGGAGGTCAATACTCATCGTCCGAGACATCTCAAAGATACGTTAATAAAAATTCTAAACAAATTGAGTTGATAGATGATACTATTTTTGCACAACCTAATCAGATATATCAGATAAGGTTTCCTGAAAAAGATATTAAAGTCAGAATCAAACAACTTAAGAACGTAGAGTTCTCATAACGCATTCATATACTTTTATTTTTTTAAAATTAAAATTAAGATGAATAACTATTTATCTTAAAAGTATTTTATGTCAAAATCATATAGGTTTAGAACAGAAGTAGGGGTCGACAAAGAAGTCAGACTCAATATTGACCAGGACTTTGATTTCTTAGAAGTTTTGTCATTAAAGTTTAGACAAGAGGATTTGTATGATAGGTTTTGTGCGGATTATGGTGTTGTCGCTGGTAGGGTAGTAGTTAATGGAGGCTTCGGAGTTCCGAACGTCAACATTTCAATATTTGTCCCACTAGATAATGAAGACGCTAATGACCCGATAATTTCTACACTTTACCCTTATAAAAAAATAATAGATAAGAATGAAGATGGGTATAGATATAACTTATTACCTTACGAACAACAATACGGGGGGCATACACCGACAGGGACATTCCCATCTAGAGATGATGTTTTAACTAGGAGTGAAGTTTTACAAGTTTATGAGAAGTATTACAAATACACTGTAAAAACTAATGAATCGGGAGATTTTATGATTTTTGGTGTTCCTTTAGGTCAGCAAAAAATAGTAATGGACTTAGACCTTTCTAATATTGGTCAGTTT